GGTTTGAAAGGTTGCTGCGGATTTTCGGAATGGTCTCAAGCGCCTGACGCCCTTGATCAATGCCAACTTTGGTCACTTCTCGCCCGGTAACTCTTGCGCCTTCGCGCAACTCTTGAAGCGTCGCGCCATAATTCTGCGCCTCGCGCACTGCCCTGGCGGCATCTGCACCGGAAACCACCGCCCCTTGAGGATTGCGAACAACGGTCGAGCCATCGGTCAGAACACTGACTGCCGTTCCGTCATCAAGGATTTTGCTTGATTGAACACGCAAGTCAGTTCCTTGTACTGCGGCGTTGTTGGCGTCTTCCAGTTTCTTCTCAAGCGCTTGTATTTCCAGGTCAGTCTTGCGCGCAAGCAATGGCGCCGCTATCGCCGCAAACGCCCGGTCGATGATATCTTTTGACCCTGGCAGCACTGCGTATGACGTGGCGACAATGCCAAGAGCGCCGCCAGGGTCGTTTCTAACAAGCTCTGCTGTTCTGAGAAGATCCTCGGCCTCTGGCACATCGCCCAACGCTTCTGCGCGCTGCTCCAGCAATCTGACCGCCACGTCATTTTTCTTACCAGCCAATGCGGCCATAACCTGACCGCCAAAGCGCAGTTCATTCTGCTGCTGCTCTTTGGTCTTGCTCTCCCATGCCCCGATCAAGTTTTCAAACTGATCTTTCGGAACGTCCAGAGCAATGTTCATTGCTGCCTGATAACTTGGCTTATCCTGAAACGCAGCAATTTTCGCCATTAGCTGTTCTTGCTTCTGGACGGCAACTTGCTCTGCCACTCGCTGAGCCTGAATCTTTCTGGCGTTCTCGATCGCCTGCAATGCGCTTTGCCCTGCCGTGATACCGCCTGTAAAGGCTTCTATCGGGTTTGGGACGTTGAGCATATAGTTGTAAGGCTGGACCATGATCAACCCCCAAACAAATTTCCAATACCAGGGAATCCGCCAGCGCCGACGAACATTCCCGCCGCACGATAAGGTGCGTTAATAACATCCTGAACCGCTGATCCCTTTGCCAGTCTTGCGCCTGCTCTTGCTGCGCCAGCTTGCCCCATCAGCCCGGCAACACTCTGACCAAGACTTTGCGCTTGACCGGCTGACCCGGTTGCGGACGCCTGACCGGCTGAGAAAATATCGCCCAACGTCCCAAGCCCTGCACCAGCAAGCCCACCGAAACGCCCGTATTCCTGCTCGATGGACCGACGCAGCATTTCAGGGCGATACTCTGCAAGCGCTCGCTGGATGTTCCCTCCGCGCAGACCGCCAGTGGCGGCGGCTTGCTGTAGCAAGGCTTCCTCACCTGCGCGCACTTCCTCCATGAAGCCGGGCCGCATTTGCACACGCTGAATCGCTGCGGCCTCTGCTTCAGGTCCGAGCAACCCGGCAAGCGCCAACTGCTGCTGATAGGCTTCAGCGCCGCCGCCGATGAAGGGTTGCAGACCTTCCATAGCAGACAAGCCCGCCTCGCGGTAGGGGCGCAACATCTCTTGGGCGATATCGAACTGTCGCCGCTGTTCTTCAATGCCCGCCTCTGCGGCCTGCACTTGCGCGCCTGCGGCTTTCGATGCTGCGCGGCTCTGTGAATAACCGCCTAACAGTGCTCCAAGTATCATAATGAGACCCCCTTATACTGTAAGCGTATCACGTTATTTCACGCCCGCTTGCGCGAATTGTCAACGACGTGGCGGCACTGGCGATAGTCGAAATGAATCCGCCCGCCTCCAACACCTGGCCCACCAACTCGGGGAAAGTATAGGTTTCGTCTGGGGCGATGGTGCGCGCATCCACAATCAGGTTTGCCGCGCTGGCCGATCCACCGGACGCCACCAGGTTAACGCTGAGCGTCACGTTGCTGGTTGTCGTGTTGGTAGCGGTGAACTTGTCAATCACCGCACGCACGTTGCTGGCTGTGTATTGCGTGGTCTGGCTGTTCTCTGCTTGCTTTGCCGGGATCAACACCCGTACTGTAACTGTCATGTTGCCCCCTAAAGTTGAATCTGGCTCACGGCAATAACACCCGCTGGCGCTGCCGGGTAATCATTCGGCGCAGTCCCTCCGGCCGCTACGGTCACCAGCGCCACGTTCGTGTTATCAGACTGCCACCACAATTCGATGTAATCACCCGCCGCCAAGCTGAAAAAATCAGATAACGAAATTGGAGTATACGCAGTGTTGATGCTAACAGTGATGATTCGCGTGGTGTTTGGGATGTTCGCTCCGTTCTTCTTGAACCAGAACCGCACGTTCTTATCTGTCCCGCTGTTGCTTTGCAGTTGCAGCGTCACGTCGAACTGATACAGGCCGGACTCAATAACGGTCAATTGCGAACCGGACACGATGCTGATGCCGTTGGCAATCTCGGTGTTATCCCAACTGATCGCGTAGGACGTGTTAGCCGATGCCGGAGCCGTTGACGCGCCGGTCTTGGTGAACTCGCCGTAATACTGTTGCTGCTCGATGGTCGGACGGACAAAGATCGCGCCGCCTGTTGCGTCATCAACCAAGACCGCCGCCACCGGGATGACGTTGTTGGGCGCCGTCGGCTTGGTGGCTGTGAGACCTCCAGCGCTGGACGGCGAAGCATAGAGAACATCACCCACACTGAACGCGCTGGTGTCGATTCCAATGACGTGTCCCCAAACTGCGCAATAACCGATCTCGCCAGCGTTCGGAAGGTCGTGCGCCATCACGCCGAGAATGTATAAACTTGGTGTTGAGCCGTCTGCCAAGTAAGGCTCGACCGACAACACGCCGCCAGGACCGACGCCAGAAAAGCCCACCACCTCGCCCTTGTCGATGGTCACGCCCGTGGCGTTCTCAACTCTGGCGTAAACATTCATGCCGATCTGCTGGAGGACGCCGTAATCCATGCCAACCTCTAGCGTCTGGTCGGTGTCCGACCACGCCAAGCGCCTGATTCGTTGCGCGTGTGGCGCCAGCGGTCGGAAGTCGATGTAATCCACCGCCGCCGATGCGTCCTGTGGCTGCGTAGGGGCGCCCTGGAGAACGCCGAGGCGCTGAGATAGATCATTGATCAAGGTCAGCGCTTGCGTCGCTCTGGCGCTTGCTGAGGCGTTCCCTTCCTCGTCGATCTCCGACGCTGAAAAACCGTCCACCAACCCAATCAGCCGCTCAAACTGCTTGATGGTCTCAAAGTCAGGGATGAAGGCTGCCAACTGGTTGCGCGTGACGCGCAGACGGTCAACCATCAGAACGCCAGCGGCTCAAGCCGCGCCTCAAGTCTGGCAATGCTGATATGCGCCTGGCTGTCGCCTTGGAAGCGCTGCACTCGCCAGTTCCGCATGGCGCCCTGACGCAGCCACACAAGGCGCTTCAGGCGATTGCCGATGCCACCCGCGCGAATGCGCTTATCCTGGCTCCAGGTCTCGCCGTCAACGCTATAGCTTGTGCCTATCGTCGGATCAGTGCCAAGCGCCACGCGCCCGGTGAGCGCCACCAGCTCAAGCTCGTGGAAGATCGCGCCCTGCCCCTTGTTGTAGACAATCGACGTGGCGAACTCCCACCGCACGTCCGCACCCCAATGATCGCTCGTCTTGGCGTCAAGGTAGCCGTGTTGGGTGCTCTGCGGATCCGCCACCAGCCAGCGGTCGTAACAGTAGACGAAGTTGCGCGCCCGATACTGCTGATAACCGCTGATGGCTGTGGTCAGGATAAACCAGACTGGCGTCCCCAAGGCTTCCGACGCGCCGTGGTCGTACACCAGAGAGCGGTCTGGAAGGTGGATGTACAAGTGCTGATAGCCCTTGTCGTTGCGCGCCTCGACAATCACCTGGGTCAACTGCTGGCCGGTGTAGCCTTCCAGAATCCGGTCGATCTCTTGCGTGGCAATCTTGCGCGTCTCGCCGTTGGCGCCGATGTGGATGCTTGGCGCTTCGTTGCGTCCGCCACCCACAAAAGCCAGCGCGCCGAGGAAAGGCGTCACCGCGTGCGTGCCCACCGCCCCCTTCTGCATCTGCGCACCCTCGATGCGCTGGAAGGGAAACAGCGTGCCGCCGATGTTGTCGAACACTTCAATGGTGCTGGTGTTGACGGCATAGACCTCGTTACGCAACCGGATGACAGCCACCACTGGATCGGGGTCAACCTCGCTGGAGGCGTACTTGAAGGGACTCACGCTAAATGGGTTGCTGATGTCCGTCACCACCAAGAACTCACCGTCAGTCGTGAAGAAATAGCCGTCAATCCATGTCACGTCAATGACCGTCCCAAGGTCCGGGTCGGTGACTTGCTGAAGTCCTGTGGACGGTCTCCAATAGTACAGACGGCCACCAGAGGCGATAGCAAGGCGCTCGAAGTCATAGACGATAGTAACCTGCCCACCGCTGCCAACGTCGCCCAAAACGGCTGTAGTGCCGTCTGACGCGATGCTGACAAGCTTGGTGCCCATCACCCGATAACAGACGCCAAGCCACTCGATGCCGCCGCGGTCAATGCCGGGTCCGTCGCCAAGCTTGATCAGCCCGTCAGCGGATCGAAGGTAGCTGTTGCTGATGCCGGACGGCTGGACAGTCGGCACCAGGTTAACCGGAAAGCTCACCCGGAAGTCTGGGCCGTTGTCGGTGTAGATGCCGGTCAGGATGGGTAATTCCATCAGCGCTTCCTCGCGGTCTTTTCCGCAATCTTCTTTGGCTGCTTGCTGAACTGCTCGCCTTTCTTTATCGCCTCGCGCTTGGCTCGGGTCGTCGCGCCGTACTCTTGCGGGCTCAGCGCCTCGCGGGCCTTCTTGGGCAAGTAGCGCTCACCTGTGGCTTTCGGGCCTTGCGTCGAAGGTTTGCCGGACTTGGTTCCCCAATCCTCTTTCGTCCACTTGCTGAGAGACTTCTGCGTTTTGCTCTTGGCGCCAGTGTAACCGCCGCCTGCGGCTTTGTATTCCTGCGCAACCATCTGGGCCTTGCGCGCTGACCATTCCCCTGCCTTGCCGCCTTTGTCAGACGCCATGACGCGCTTCTTGATCTTCTCACGCAGTTCTGGCTTGGTGTAACTCATGACCTCACCACTTCTGTTTGTCCGCCCACCAGGCCGCGCTCATCTTGCCCTTGGCGATGTTCTTGGCGTGTCTGGCTTTGAAGCTTGCGCGCTTCTGCTTCATCGCTTCAGACTCGCCCTCCTTTGGCTTGCCTGCGGTCTTCGCGCCCTGCTCACCGAAGCGGATCGTCTTCACCTTGTCGCCCTCTTTGGCGACAACGACGTGGGACTTCTTCGGATGCGAAGGCGTGCGTTTGGGCTTGTTGTAGCCCTCTACGCCCGCCCTCTCTAGCCTGGGGTCACGCTTCTTCGTCATGCGATGGTGCATCCGTTGTTAGCGAGGACGATCCAGCCACCCGCGCCGCCGCTGTAAAGCAAGGTCACAGAGTCGCCAGCGTCATCGAACGTCACAGTTGAGCCGACCAACAGGCTATTGATGGTCGCCACGGCATCTTGGCCGCCGTCAGCCGCCAGGGCAATGAATTTGATCTGCCCATCGGCACCCGCCCCCATTGTCATCGCCAATGGGTTCACTGCGCCCGTACCAAGGAACGTCGCCACTTTGTTGATACTGATCGCGCCGTTTGTGGTCAGATCCTCAGTCCCGCCGACAATGCGGTTTTCTGCGTCAATGCTGGTGGCCGTGGCCACGCCAAGCGCAGGCGTTACAAGCGTCGGGCTGGTGGCGAACACTAAAGACCCGCTGCCGGTCTCATCAGTCACGGCTGCGGCGACTTGTGCCGAGGTGGCGACAAGCGTATTCGATGACAGGTTGATGGTCTTGTTGGTGAGTGTCTGCGTGTCAGACGTCGTCACCAGCGTCTTGCTGGCCGGAACCGTCGTACCGTTCAGGGTCGTCGTGCTGGTGCTAGTCAGGGTCGTGAAGTAACCCGGCACCGCGCCGCCTGAGTCGCTGGCGTTGTTGCTGCCGATGCAATACCAGATCTTCTGACTGGCACTGTAGCGCAACGCGAAGGCGCTGCCAGCCCCGAGGCTGGTCGGCTCACCCACCACGTCAATCGCGCCGTTGCCGCTGACCGTCAGCGCCGTCACCGGCTGATTACAGGCGACAATGATCTCTTGCCCGTCAAGGCAGTTCGCGTTCGTCGGCAGAACGATTGTTCCCGCTGCGTAGGGCGCCAGTGGTGACAAGATCAGGAACGTATTGTCGCCTGAGTCGTTCACCTGGACGCTGAAGCCAGACGCCGAGGGGACGTTGGTTTGCTCTTGGAAGTCCGGCGCAGCGTAGGACGCCGCGACCAGGTTCAAGAGCGTTTGCAGACTCGCCTTGCGTGCGTCGCCGTTGTTCGTGCTGTAGACCACCATCTGATCGGCGGTCGATAGCGTATTCAGTGTGCTTAGCTGGTTGATCGTCGGCATGGTGCGTCCTCAATAGTATTCAAGCGGGCCATCATCGCCCGCCAACACCGGATCAACCGGCTTTTGCAAGAAGGGGTCATCATAGCGCCACGGCTTGTTGCCTGCGCCGGCAGGCATGGTGCGCGGTAGCTGCTGTTCTGGTGGCATGGCAAACCGCGCCAGTAACTCGCTGTAACTGAATCCGGCTGTGGCCTTGGTGTCTGGCAGCGGTTGCTTGCCGTAACTCGGCGCAATGCGTAGCGCCAGGTTGGTGATTATCGCCTCGTTGGCGGCGTCCGGGACGTTGGTTTGCTCGTCCAGGTCGGAGTCCTGCGGGTTGGCTGGCAGCGGATAGCCGAGGCGAATGCCCTGACTGTTCCAGGTCGCCACCATTGCATCCATCCGACGCATGGCGGACTGAAGTTGCTGCGGCTGCGCGTCGAAGACGTATTCAGCCAGGCCGATTTCCTCCAGCGCTGCCTCGATGAATTGTCGCTTAGTCCAGCCCATGTCAGCCCCCAAATAACGCCTGTTCAATACGCCACAACAGTTTATCGTCACTGGTGCGCTTGTTGAAGCTTATACCTAATTGGCGCGCTTTGCTTTCCATTTCTTCGCGTGTCGGCGGCGAAAGATCGTCCGTTTCCACAGCTATATCCAGCTCGCTCTCCGCATCAGCGATTGCCTCCGGTATGCTGTCCCGCCAGCCAACCGCGCGGGCGGCTGTGTGTTCGGTCTCGTTATGGACCAGTAATGCGGGATATGTCGAGGAATCCAGACTGATGCGGTAGAGCGTGCGAGGATAGTCCATCACTTTTTACCTTTCTTCTTTGGGGCTGGCTTCGGCGCTTTGGAAGGCTTGCCGGCTTTCATCGCTGCGTCTCTTGCGGTGTTCAGCGCGATTGCCACCGCCTGCTTGCGCGGACGGCCTGCCTTTTCTTCCATCTTGATGTTCTCGCCTATGCTCTTGCGGCTGTAGCCTTTCTTCAGGGGCATCACTTCATCCCCTTTTTGCCGCCCTTCTTGCCGCCGTTACCCTTTGGCATTCCAGGCTTAGCGCTGCAACTGCTACCCTTGCCGCTTTTCTTCTTGCTGCCGTACATGTCCATAACACCCTCCAGGAACAAGGCGCCCCCGAAGGAGCGCCAAGGTTATCAGCCGATGCGATAGCTTACGAACGTATCGGCTGCGGTCTTGCGTGTGCGGAACAGCCCGCTGGAACTGGCAGCCACAGCGCCAGCGCCTACCAGGGTATGCCCGGTGTTGGCAGTGACGGTGAAGGCATTCGCGCCGCCGGTGTTGATGGCGGACCAGT